GGCTTTTGGCAATAGTGCCTTTTGGGGCATTCTTGTTAACAGATTTCTTCCGGTTATTTCGTTTTCTTACCATTTCGTTTGTTTCTTTACCCTTATGACGAGCTATAAGGATAAACCACCACAAACCGGTGGGGTGCTTACGGCACCAGCGTCCCGTTAGTATTTAGTGAAGATCCAACTCGGAAACAAAAGCTTCCAAGGCTGGATATTCACTATTGTGTCTCATCTCTCCAATAGTCTGATTGACATCACTCAAACAGACATTCTTGGAAAGAATACCATACATAGCTTTAGGCCACGACGTTAAAGACGCGACCCCGGTTGAGAAGGAGTACCTATGTGAACAGAACTCAAACGTATCTGATTCACAAAACTCAACATCTCTAACACGGAAACCTAAAGTGTTAGCAGACTCCTCATATTTAGCTGGGTTTGTGAGGCCGAAGGTCAAACCATCGTCCCCATTTGCCATATTATAAATATCAGGCTGTCCACTATGTATCGCGATAATATATGTATATAAATTACGCAAAGTGGTATTTTCTCTACTAGTGTTCTTTGAACCGCTATTGATCATGCCAGCTAATAACTTAGCATAGATCTGATTGCCGATCGCGGAACACCCATAGGCACACTTATACGACCACCTCCGGTTACACAAATTCCATTTGTTCAATAACCCATCCTTTGATTTATGGGTGATTTTGTCAATGTCGTTTGTGGCCAGAAGTGTTTGCAATGTATGCAGCGAGTCAAAACCTGAGAAATCGTCACAAAGTAGCGATCCCCAGACACTCTTTAACCAAGAGACTGTTTTAACAAACTGCATCATCGCACTGTCAGTAAAACTAATACCAACGGCACTCCCGTTCTCAAATATACGGTCTACCGAGCGCTTAGCATCGGCAGACTCTGCGTATAGGACGCTTTCGCACAGTTGGTCTGGTAGTGAAACTCCCGATATTATTCGAAAGGCGCCTTGTTCAACTTTTCTCTTAGGATGTGGCTCATTCTTGATGAACACATAAGATGGGTCGACAAGGCCTAATTCAACTAGACCTCCCGGTATATTCGAAATTAGCTCAACAGGTACATCAGAAGAATCTATAAACAAGCGTACTATCGCTACTTCTATAATTTCTTTGAAGTTGCCTTGTAGAGCAGCTGCATTGTTGGAATAATCTTTATTAAGAGGATAACCTGGGGTTGAATCACTCTTAACCTTATAACTAGCCTCGACTAACAAAATTAGGAGATCGTCATAATTAAAGTGTTTATCCAACGGACCAGATATAAATATCTCGCCCGTAGATGCAGCTGTCTTCTCGACAGCCTCCTGAACTAACCGCTCATCCAACGGTTTTATCCGGCTACGTCCGCAATGATGTTCCAGAGCAGCAAGCGTTTCCCTACG